GGTCAGCGCCAGCGCATCACCACGATTAGGAGATTGCTGGCCGCGCTTCTTCATGTCCTCCTTGCTCTCCAGCTGTATCTTGCCATCCATGCGCGGCACGGTCTCAGGCCCGATCAGGTCGGAGTACAGCACATCATCGTTCGGGATCGCGCCGCCTGCTTTCAGCCAGTCGCGTGCTGACGTCCACATCTCGGCACGCTTGTTGAGACAGCCAGGATTGTTCGATGCACCGCTAAACCACACTAGCGTCCAGTCACGTCCGAGCGTCTGGCCGGCGCTGGCAATGCCCGTGCCATAACCCGCATCGATGAACACGGCATCGGCGTTGTGCTCGTCCTCAAGTTGCCCCAGGATGCCCGCAATCTGGATATCGTTGTCGTTCTTCGGGATGGTGCGCAGGATCGAGAAGGCAAGCCCCTGACGCTTGGCAATCACCAGCTCGTCGTCGCCTGACCATGCTGGGTCGCAGGACAGGACGACCGGCGCAAAATTGTAGGCCTCGGGCTTGAGTTGCTTGCCGCGTGCTGCATCCACGTCGGCCACGGCGATGAACTGCTTGGCGGACATCGATGGGAAGATACCGCGTACCCGCACCTTGACGAAGTCAGAATCGATCCCGTAGTCAGTAATCCACTGCTCAATCTGCTGCTTGTTGGTGATCGACACGTTGCGAGAGTCGATCTGACGCGTCGCCCAACGGTGGCGCATCTTCAGGAAGCAATCGCGAAACGCCCCGCTATTACGGGTCGGGTTACCGAAGGCGAAGAACATCGGCTCGCCGTCGGTGAGTCCGCCTTCTGCCACCTTCCAGATCACGTCAGGGATCGCGCTGGCCTCGTCGAAAATGTAAAACGGTGTAGATGATGCGGAGTGCAGACCGGCGAACGATTCGCTGTTCTCCTCCCGGCAAGTCTGGGCGTTGCACTGCCACGAATCGGGGTGCTGCTTGTGGTACAGGCGCATCGATCCGCGCCCGGTTGTGACTTCGAACCAGTGGCCGGTGATGCACTTCTTCGTCCACTTGGCAATCTCCGCCCAGGTCTTGCTCGATAGCTGATCCGAGGTGTTGGCCGTCACGATGCCCTTGGCGTGTGGCCGCGTGGACATGATCCAGTCAACCAGCCACGCGGTCATTGCTGACTTGCCGATACCATGGCCTGAAGCGGTGGCCAGACGTAGCGCATTGACCGCGTGAACGCCGTCAAAGTCGCGCTCTCGGGTCATGTTACCGATCTCGGTGAGGAAATCGCACGCCCACAGATCGGGGCCATACTCGACGTCGTACACGTAGCAATACGGGGCTGCCAACTTGACGATCTGCAAGGCAGGATCGTTCGCCCAGTCGTATGCGTACATCACGAACGACAACGGGTCATGCTGAAAACGGGCCATATCCTGCGCTAGCAGGAGATCAGGATGTTCAGCCGCCACTGCGCTTGCGTGCTGCCAGGATGGTGTTGGCGATGTCGATCTGCCCGGTGACGTTCACGTCCGACCGTTCGCGGTACTTGTCCGGGCGGTGCGCTTTGAGCAGGAAAATTGCCAACGGGTCGGAATACTCCTTGACCGTGGCGGGGACTAACTGCCCCAGATCGTCGCGCAACAGCGGTGCCAAGTGCGGCGGGTAGGGTTGCCCGGTGTCGGGGTCAATCGCGGCGTAATCGCGCTGGTAGGTGATCTGGCCTTGATGCGTGAGAGGCCTATCCGCACCCTGGAAGGCGCGCCGGTGGACCATGGCCTCAGCATTATCAATCCCCTCTTCGAGCGCTTCGTCCCAGGCGCTGGAGAATTCAGGATCGCGGTTCTTGATGTCGTACATCACCTTTCGGGCATGGCCGATAAGCCGGGATGCCCGCGTAACGTTGGGCATCTCGCGGAGGTGGTGGAGAAACTGCGCGAGCTTCTCAGGAGTGATTGGGTAGCCTTGTGACATGGGCACACCCTACCGCACTCCTTCGGGGGTAAGGTGCCTATCTCTGCTCGTACCTCACCAGCCGGGTGCAGTGCTGCCTGCTGATTTCAAACTTCTTCGCCAGGGCGTAAATCGTCCAGCACTCCGTGGTTGATTCGTACATCCGTCGTAACAATTCCACCTCGTGGTCAGTCAGCTTTGCTCTGCCGTGTTGTTCGCCTTGTTTGCATTTTTTAACGGGTTGCATGGTCGTTATTTCTCGCGTGTTACCGTGAGTTGTGTAACTCGTATATTTCCACGGGTTGGCTTTTGGTCGTCAGTTTTTGCGAATTGGTACACAGTCACGCACCATGGGTTTCCCACAACACAACACCCCCCTAAAGGGGAGTGTGGGTGTGGTGTGGGGAAAATCCCCCATTTGGCAAACCACACCCACAACACAGAATTGCTAACTGTGGGTGTGGTGTGTATTAACTCGCGTATTTTTACGACCAATTTACCCGCGAAAATATGCGACTTCATGCCGCCACCCCGCTCGACTTCAGCCTACCATCGCACAATTCAAGCTCACCACGTGCCACCAACGCCTCGATAGAACGCTTAAATACCTCCGCCCGACGATCCTTTTTAGGGTCGCTGTGCGCGATAGATTGCTCCAGCATCGATGCGATAAGATCGCTCGCCTTGATACCCTCTTCAGGGTTAAATGCGATTTCGCTCATCATCCGAAGCGCAAGGATCTGGTGCTCACTAAACTTTGGCGCTTTGGCCGCCTTGATCTTTTCAGGACGCGCTGTAGTCTCGTTATGTACCAGCACACAGCTCTCGATCGGCTCATCTTCATCATCGAAACCCACGCCGACCGTCTCAAGGGCAAAAGCAAACTCTGCACCATCTTCGCCATCCTTCATCTTCACAACGGACGCCGCGCGGTAGTTGTCTACCCGTATCACCTCAATTACCGCATCGGCTGCTGCGTGGCTACCTGACCACCCGCGCGCGCCCTTGCTGCTGTCCTTACCGGCATGATGTATCAGCACGACAGTTGCACCGGTGAAGTTGTGCAGACCACGGCACAACGCCAAGGCCGCGCCCATTTCTTCGCCACTGTTCTCATTCGCCCCAGGTGTGACCTGCGCCCAAGTGTCGATGAATACCAGTGTTGCGCCACAGGCTTTGATACCGCGAGCCAGTGCCACTACGTCGGCCTTGCTGGTCATGTTCGGGGCTGCGTCCAGCGTATAGAAGTGAGTTTGGTTAAGCTCAATGCTATGCTGGTGTGCGTAAGCTCTCATACGATTAGCAAAGCCGCTAGCACCTTCCGCACAGACGTAAGCAACCGGTGCCTGAGCGACTTTGTGACCACGCCACTCAATACCCCGCGCAACCGCCATGCCCAGATCCAGGGCGAAGAATGATTTACCTGACCCGGATGCCCCGAAGATCATCACCAGGGGTGATTCAGGCAGAACCTTCTTGATGTGCCACTTCGGGCTAGGGCGATTCGTGTACACATCGCCCAGGACAAACTGATACTTGAGCTTTGGCGATGCCTCTACCTCAGGCTCGTCAACGATGTCCTCGAACAGATCAGGGGCACGGTACTCCACCGCGTCGAGAAACTCCTGCTGACTTCGCTTCTCGCACCCGGCATGCAAACACTTGAACGCACCATGCGCGTGGCCGTTGGTGTGCGCTGGGTAGTAAACGGTCTCAGTATCGCCTGAGTCCATGGAGTGCTGTTCTTTCCACGGGCAGACAATGTTCATCTTCTTGTCGGCACCGATACCCAGCACCAGCTGGGCGGCAATCAGGTGCTGCGCGATGGGATCGACGACGATCGCGTTATTCAGAACTTCATGGCGCGTGCTGACTTTCGTGGTTGAGGACGGCTCAACACCAAACTCAGTGTTGAGCGCGGCCCAAAGCTCCTCGAACTTCTCTAGTTCCAGTTCTGGTATGTCCTGGGGGAGTCCACCTTCCCATTCATATCTTGCCCCACTTGTATGAGTGCCACAAGCGATGAACTGTTGACCCGTACCAAGGAATTCAATAATACCTTTTGATGTTGCGAAACGGCGTTTAGATAAAGCGCCTGCGCATCGGAAAGGGTGCAAAAACTTTGATGAATTGCTACGACCTCGTCGGGGGAGAGCGAATCCAAGCCATCGAGTAATGAATCCAGCAACAGCGTGTGCCTGATCGGCGTCCGCAATGTCGATATCAAGTGCTCTAACACGCCGTGACTGTATGCAGATTCCATAATCCTTCTCCTTTTGCCATGTTGAAATTTCGTTAAGTGTCGTGACGTGATCCGTCCACTTCGGGATACCGACCACCCGACGCGAACCATTGTATAGACTTGGCACCTTACCGAGCCCTTTCAACGTTGACCCAGGCGCCAGCTCAGCTTCAAGATTCGAGACGACGGGTAACAGATCCTCGGTGAGCTCAAGCCCCCACACCAGGGTGTTCCAGTCATCAGGCATTGCGCCCGCCCGTTGTTCGAGCATTGTTGATACATTAGGCATATTTGCCCCCCCCCCGCTTTATTGGTTTTATTTCGAAGAGAAGCGTTCTGGGTAGAGGATTTGAATCTCGGTGATCTCGCCCCCGAAATGCTTGGCGAGTCGTTCTGCTAGGTCGGGAGAGGCTTTCTGTTT